GACTCATATGTTTTATTTAAATCGTTATTATACCAAAATGCAGTAGCACCATGATGTGACATTGTAAAACAATATTCTGGATTTGCTAAAATATATTTAGATGGCTTTGGAAAGTTTTTCTTAACCCATGTTTTAACTTGATTTATACAATCTTTTTTATCAACTTCTAAATGAAAATAATTTTTTACTGCATCAAAACCTTTTTCAATTGGTACACCAGCAAGACCAGTTCTTGCTCTTGATCTTATGGTTTTCTTTTTTAATTTCTTTGTTTGTAACTTCTTTAATCCCATATTAAACTCCCATTTATATGTTATTGATTTTAATGTATTGCTTTGTTGCGCTTCGAACTATAGTTGGATATTCACCAAGATAAGTACCAGCATCTAAATCTTTTTTAGTAACTAAATACTTATGCATATGTTCAATGTTATCGTAATTTGCAAGAATATCTTTTGCTAGCTGATCGAATTCACTATCTGGAATCAAGTTTGTATCAAGCTGGTAATAGGCAAATGCGCACATTAAGTATTTAGCAATAGGATTCTTCATTATTGAGAATCCACCACAGAATCAGTATAAAACTTATCCTGATGAGCAATGTTGATTTTAGTAGATAGAGTAACAGCCAATCCACTGTTTCTATCTAGAAGTCTTTGGGCAAGTTCATCTTGCTCCTCTATTGATAACATTTCTAGATCATCTATCATTCTATTTAAATTAGCCATAAATTAAACTCCCTTTTTAATTTTATACTTATATTATACCATGCTTTTACGTAAATGTACACTAAAATAAACATAACATGTTAATTAGTTTCTACGCATTGTTGCATATTCTTTAGGATCAGCGTCCTTAGTTACGGGTACCATGTTTGATTTATGCATTGTAGCAATACCTGTGATGAAAGTACCAGTATATGCATTTGTTTTAGACTTACCAACAATACGACCCATATGACCTGTAGTTGGTAGAGAACGTGAAAGCTCTTTATAATTAGGAGCTTTGATTCCGGAATCTTTATTTTTGTTTTTTAATTGATCTGGATGTACGCCTCGAGACTTTAGCCATTTATCGTGCTCAGCTTGAGCTTTTATCCAGCCTGGTTTACGAAAAGCTTTTTTCTTTTTATTACTATTATTATTGTAATAAGCTGGTAATAGATGCATTGTCATAGTTTACGACTCCAAATAATTTAGTTAAATCAATATATCCATAGTTGATTGCAAATAATATTGCAACAATAATCATTATTACAATTGCATTACGAAAGAACCAGCCAACGATGGAAAAAAATACACCTACAATCAATGCTCCAGCTACTGCGAAGAAGAGGAGTTGAAAAAATAGTGGAAGCATCGATTGTATCTCTGATGGGCTTGGCAATTGCCACTCTCCTATTCGTTAAAATTCTTTGAGGGGCTCTCTAACAATCACTTCTACCTAGGTATGCCCCTCGGCGGTAGAAGCGGGTTGCTTTTATTGTAGGTTATGGTTCCTTGAGTCCAACCAGACTTGTAAACCTCTGAGATTGTCGAGCCTATCGCTCTCCCTTATTCAATCTCTCAACCTTTACTTTCGCTATGTCATTTTAGAACCTCTTTTTTAATTTTATACTTATATTATACCATAGTTTTTTGCAAATGTAAAGGAAAATAAACATAACATGTTAACTAGTTTTATTTTCATACATTTCAAGTTTTTCATTTAGCTCTTTAATTCTTTTATATAGAGCATATTTTTCTTTGGTTTCTTCAGCTAATTGCAATTTTAATAATTCTATTTCATTATAAGTTTTCATCATCAATATCCATTTCAAAAACAAATTCAGTGTTATCGTCATCGTCTAAAGTTAGAGTTACTTCATTTTCTTTTACGAACTTCTCATCAACTTTCTTTTGAAAGCTGATGATATTTGATTTAGGATTTTCCATTACGCCATCTCGGAAGCTGTGTAATGCTGTGGTAACTTATAAGTCTTTAAAGAAGCTAAGTCTGATAAAGTATAAGTACGTATGTTTGTGGTATATGGAAAATGTGATAAAGCATTATTAATTGATTCGTCTTCGGTCTTACCGAAACCTGCAAGATCAATTCCGTTATCGAAAGTCATTTCAGTAATAAATTCGATTTTGTCATTAGTATTTTTCATATTAAATTTCTCCGCTTTTTTGATTTTAATAGATATATTATACCATAAAAAAACGGCTTTGTAAAGGAAAAAATGCACTTTTTTCAAAGTTTGTTGTTAACATGTTAAATGTTTTGAATGAATCTTGCAACCAATAAAATTATTAAAATAATTATCATTTAATAATACGTTATTATCAAATTGCAGCTTTGCTTCATAATATGACATATCACCTTTTGTTTTGCAGAGTTTTAGTATTACTCTTCTAAACTTATCGGTTCCACGTTCTTCCACAAGTACGCATACTTCATTGGACGAGCCATAATATTGTTTCCAGTCTGACTCTGTACGCGTTCGTACTCGTCTCTTACGTTTCTTAGTGATGGGGAGGGTCTTAGGTTTCCAGAAATTCTTCTTTCCAATATACTTTTTGTTGGTGTCCAGTTCAGTAATCTCATATACAAATCCTTGGAAGTCTTCTGGTGTTGTGCTGTAAAGCTCGTTATTATAATACCACATAATATTATTTATTAAGGTTTATCAATCTCTTCTGGTTCAGCTCTTCTTCCACATAACGAACAATATTTTGGTTTTTCTTCTGAAGCAACATAAGATATGTTATCGCATTCTTCACACTCTATTTCGTAATCCTTCAACGATCTCTCTCTTTCTTTTATCAGATGCTTTGAACCACTCAGCTATTTCCTGAGTAGTTCTTCCACATCCAATACATACTTTGTTTTCAACTTTGCAGATTTTCACACACGGCGAAATTATCTTAGAAATCGATTTCACATTCACCGCCTGCACATGCAGCAGCTGCGAGGGTATCAACATCTGTATACTTCTTTTCTGTTATATCTTCTTTCCAATTAATTTGTTTTAAATTAGATTGAATCTTATTCCATTTATGTAATAGGTAAGCATCTTTTAAACAACCTTCTGAAGCTTTCTTATCTCCATCACAATAATTATTTGCAAAGTTTTCAAATCTACGTACCCAATCTTTTCTAGCAGAATTTTCTGAAGATTCGACTGATAAGTCTAAACCAAAACCTTGAGCAGTTGAACATGCATCCCATAGATTTGGATATACTTTAAGAGCATCAACTACCATACCAGATGCAAATATAGAAGCTTCACCATATTTCTTCACCATAGTTTTAGCATCAATGACACCAGTGTTTGGAGCTTGGTTGTAGTCTTTATCACCAGTCATTGCTAAGAAAGAAATACCAGCAAAGGCATTACGATTTTCGTATACATATTTTTCTACGTCATCCCAATCATCTACAATAATAGTATTTGATACGTTATGTCTTATACCTTCATCAGCACAAAGATCTTCATTAGTTCCAGTTTCGACCCAATGCTTTTGAGCTTTCTTAACAAGTTCTAAATGTTTAATACCTAATAGATCGTCTTTATACATTGAACCTTTCTTAGGTAGTATTGGAAATGAAACAACAACATCTGTACCAGTAGAAGACCAAACTGATTCTTCTACCATATACGGATTTTGCTTCATAATAGCTTGTGTTATTTCAGATTCTTTATTCATTTGAACATTACGTATATACATATCAGAATGTTCTGCATGAATACCTGAGGCAGTTTGTAATAACACTGAAGCGTTACCACTTGGTTTTACACACGTTGTTCTTGCTGCAGGATTAATTTTAATAATACTTGCAACTTCTTTATTAACTTCTTTAACAATCTCTGCACCTTTTTCAAGTATCTTTTCATTGAAAAGAATATCAGGATTGTTCATCCATCCAGTGATTGATACACCAAGTAAAGCTTCTCTATCGAAAATCTTTTTTGATGTGTCTGATAAGAATTTAAAGTCTGTGTACCCAGCTTGTAGGGTACCGAGGATAGACGCTGCACGGCATGCCTTATAGAAGTCTTCCTCGGTATTGCACATGCCTCCGTTGATCTCTGTAAGATTACAACCTTGCCAACCAGACTTCTTACCGATCTGGGGGTACATACCAATCTCAACACAAGGGTTGGT